GTCGCTTGTATTTTTTTTTAACCCTTGAAAAGAAAAATCTACTTCACTAACTGCCCCCGCTTGTCCCGCCGCTTGGATTATTTCGAAGCCGTAATCTATGGCGGGATTTTGACCTAATGTATTATTTTTTATTTGTAAAACGAAATTATTTATAGCTTGGGCATATTTAGAAGTTAAGTAACAATTATTAAACTCTGCCCCGTTAATTATTACGCCGTCGTTATCCATATTAATAAAAGGAATAAAAGGGGCATATTTAGGGGTCATTAAATTCGCTACGGTTGTACCTGGTATAACAGCGCTACCAGCATTATTAATAACTCCTACGCTATTATAAATAATGCCTGTATAATTAGTTCCGTTTATAGTTTGGTCGTAGACGTTTTTAGCTCCGTCGGCGTTATTGTCTGCCGATTGTGCTAGAGGGCTATAAGTTACCCCCCCATCAGTTGATTTTAAAATTCTTACTAATATACTTCTAGTAGTTGAAATAACCACAAATTCGAACCCCATTAAATCTTCTGCTTGGAAATTAGCATCTATAAAAGCATCCTCTATAACCCTTCTTACTTGCTGTACTTTTCCGTTAGGTGCTAAAATACTCGTTGTCCCTTGTCTTTGTTTTAAAGTGCTTACTGTTATACTATGTAAACTGTTTATTGGGTCTGTTTGAACGTTTACTTTAATATCTGCGAACTCTGAATTATAATCGGCGTTGGGATTTCCTGTATTAAGTTTCGAAAATGCTTTTCTAACTAATCCAATATTACACCCCCTAAGAATATTAGAATCTAAAGTTACGGCTGAGCCATCGTTCGAACCTACTTTACTTATACCGACTGCCCGATAAGTTCCTTCGTGTGTTAGTTCTCCTCTAAGCATCATTCCCGAGGCTTCTACGGTTTGCCCTACTTTTGCTTCTATAATACTTACCCCCGCTGCCGTATCGTTGTTAGTGATTTGAAGTTCGTTTTGTGCTTCTCCTGCTAATTTAGACCACGAACCGCCCTTACTTGCTGGTGCTGTTACGTTATCGTATGTTATAGCGAACTGGTCGAACTGAACGGGATTAGCTGTAGGGTTTCCAGCTGTAAAAGTTGCCGTAAATGTATAATTCTGCTGAACTACTGCTTTATTTAAAGCGGTAGCAATTGCCGCGGCTAATGCTGAGCCATCTTCATATCTTCCGCTTTCTACCTTTGCGTAATGATAACCAACCACCCGAGCATCACCTAAAGCGAAGGCTATTATATTATTATTCGAGTTAATTCGGTAGTATCCGTCGTCTCTATAATGATAAAAATTTAAAAGGGCTACCTGCGAATTAGGCTTAATTATCAAGGGCTGAGGAAAATGATTTTTAAAATTAAATGGTGATTGCTGAACCAAGTCATCTTTAGAACTAGAGGAAAGACTAATTAAACTCATTATTTATATATTAAGATAATATATTTTATTCTTGTTTTTTTTATTATGAATAAATTATATATTCATTATGTTTAAATCTTTGTCTAATATTGACGAAATCGAAAATTCTCATAAGCTAAAGGGTTCTTCATTAAATAAAGTTGAAAAGAAAATTAAAAAAGAAATAATAGAAAAAGAAAAACCTATTAACCCTACATTTATTTTTAAAAATCTAAAAAAGAAAATAACAAATTCAAAATATAGGAAACCAAAACCGAGCGAAAGTGAAAAGCCAAAATTAAATATTTTTATAGGCGAGTATTAATGGCATACGAAAACTTCGAAATCGTCACTGCTTGAGCTATTGTTCGTTATTTGTATCTTTATATTTTTGATATTAAAATCTTTTATTGTAAAATATTGCGTTGTTCCTCCATCATTATATAAACCTGTCGCATATAATGAACTATTAATAGTAAAATATGCCGAACCATCCATAGAGCCTTTTAAGACTACTCCGACTTCGTGATTTGCTGTTCCGCTTGATGTAATAAAGAAAGTATAGCCTCCTGAAGAAACTTTTTCGTTAAATGTTAATACATTGGATTCGGCCATATTACCCGAAGCTATCGTCCCACTGCTTGGAAATGTATAAGAAAAATTATATAATTCCTTAGCCGTTCTTAAATGTTGCGTTGAAGTAACGCTTAGGGGCGTATAGTCCCCATTAGCTCCTAGTGATGCGGCGGTGGTTTGGTGAATGGCTAAAGCCATTACTCCTTTATCTCCTGAACTGTGGGCGGCATCTTCTGCTTTTACTACATCGTCTATAAGTTCGAGAGAAGTTTTCATTGCGCTAGTATCTGCGTCGATAGTGGTTAATAAGACTTCGTTGGCGGCGTGGTCTGTATTCGCTGCCGTTAATAATGCTTCGACTCCGTCTAAGTGCCCGATTATAGTCGACTGATTAGAAGAAGTAGAAAAGCCCGAAATATTTCCACTTGAAATATTTACGTTTACTTTATTACTTCCTACACAAGCTTCTAAAGTTTCTACTGCTCCTTCAATTTCGCTTAAGTGTGTTATTTGGGTATCTTGTTTTCCTTCTACTCCGTCTAAGTGCCCGATTATAGTCGACTGATTAGAAGAAGTTGAGAAGCCTGAGATATTTCCACTTGAAATATTTACGTTTACTTTATTACTTCCTACGCACCCTTCTAAAGTTTCGACTGCTCCTTCAATTTCGCTTAAGTGTGTTATTTGGGTATCAGTTTTACCTTCCATACTTGTAAGGGAAGCCTCAAGGGCTACTAAATCGCTATGATTTGCCGATATTAAAGAATCAGTTTTACCTTCCATACTTGTAAGAGATGTTTCGAGGGTATCGAGTTTTCCTTCGACCCCGTCTAAGTGCCCGATTATTGTATCTTGTTTAGCGTGTGTTGATAAGGAAGAGACATCGACCGAACTCCCCGAGGCTATATTTACATTTAATTTATTACTTGCTATACAATTTTCTAAAGTTTCTACTGCTCCTTCAATTTCGCTTAAGTGTGTTATCTGTGTATCGTGTTTTCCTTCCATACTAGTAAGGGAAGCCTCGACTGTGTCTAATTTAGTATTATTTAAAAGTAAATTTGTATTTAATGTAGATAAAGTAGTATTTCCAGTTCCTGAAAGTGTATTCGAAGTTCCTATTAATGATTCTAAAGTATCCACGTTTAAATTTACTGAATCTGCCGAAAGTTTAATATTCGCTGTATTAGTTGCGATAGTATCTAATTTAGTATTAGTAAGATTAAGAGCGAAATTAGCCCCGCTGTCTTTATCTAAAAATGTTTGTATACTTGATAGTTTAGTATCGTTTATAGTCTGTAAATTTGTAAGCTTTCCCGAGGTTATCGCGTGGTGTGTGTTTGCTGTGTCTAATTTTGCGTGGGCGGTTACGTGGTGGGCGTTTGACGTGTCTAATTTTGCGTGGGCTGTTGTGTGGTGTGCTGTTTGTGCCTGTGCTTCGGTTAATTGTAATTGCTGAAAAGTTCCATAGGGCGAGCTCATAATTATATATTAATAAGTAATATTATTATAATTTATATTTTTTTTTATAATTTGTTAACCCGCTTCTAAATGTTTTTCCAGTCCAAAGAATAAAAAAAGATAGAGCCCCAGCCGATACACCGCTTCGCCCTGCTTCTGTATTTAAGTCTTTCATATGTCGCCGCTGATAGGCTGTTCTTACCTCTATTCTTTTTTTGGGGTCTTCTATATAAAATTTACTACTTTTATTATTTAAAAGGGTAAAATCGCGGTAACCAGCCGCCCCGAAGTGAATAACTTTTTCTCGCCCGTTTTCCTTATTAGTAAACGTAGCCATAAATTTTTTCTCTGCTTTATTGCTTTTTTTTATGTTTTTTAAAGAATAACTCATATTATATAATTATACTATATTTTTTTGTTCTTATTTGTAATTATTATAATTAAATGTTTGTTACAAATGAGAACATATAAATTTATTCTTCATCTTTTTCTGTGTCTGTGTTTTTCTGTCCTCCTTTTCGTTTTTTGCGTCTGTCGCTGTCTGTAGATGTTAAGGATTTTTTAGAATATGAAATAGGGGCTTCATAAATCATTTTTGTAAAATTTTTATATGCTTTAGGATTGTTATTAGTTCCTGTAAATCCATATAAATCCAAGTATAAAAAGCCGTAGGGTTCGCTAGTGGCTTCCGCAAATAATGATTTAAATTTTTCAATTCCATAAGTCCCCCCGTATTCTTCGGCTAAGGCTTCGACTTGTTTCTGGTTGGAATTTTGGGATAATATTACATAATTACAACAAGACCGAACCACGGGAGGAACATATTTTAACATCTGCGTATTATACACTAACAATTTAATATTATGATGTCTATAAGAAGTCGCTATTTTAAACATTAAGGCGTTCCTATGAATATTTGGAAATGCTATGAAATCATCAAATATTAAAGCAATATTCGGGCGTTTATGTTTTGGAATGCTGTCTTGATAATCTATAATGCTTTGAAGATGACTATCGCTATATTCGCTATAAATTGTTTCCCCAAATTCATCGAATAAAAAGCGGGCGGTTTCGTCCCCGTTAGACATCGTAGAAGAATAAATATATACTGCGTCAAATTTTCCAGCGTAAAAATTAGGATTTTGTAAATAATTCACACACCGAAGCGTTTTTCCCGACCTAGGCTTAGCTATATCAATAACTAAAGCTCCTTTATTAATATCTGGTAGTCTTTTATCGAATTTTATTTCGCTATCAATTGGGGGCGGTTTTACTGGGAGAATAGTTAAATCGTCTGTGTAGTCCTCGCTAGTATCCATATTATAATAATAAATTATTTTTATTTTTAAGTTTTTCTAATTTCTTTAATTTCCTCTGTTGTTTTAATTTTTCATTATAATAAATCATATATTCTTTTTGGCTACGGTTTGGAATATTTTTATTTACACAATTACACAAAGGACACTTTAAAGCCCCTTCTATATATTCTCTTTCTCTTTGCCGTAATTCTATTCGATTATCTGTTTCTACATTTTCTATTAATTCTATTTTACAGTCATATATATTCCCTATTTCCCTTTGAAGTCTACTATCTTTTCTAGCCCTATGCTTAGCCATTCTATTCGATAAATATTTATCAGTAGTAGAACCTAAATATATTTTGCCGTTTTTAATATTTGTAATTTTATAAATTCTAGCATTTTCAAAATTAACCATTTTTCTTAATAAAGTTTATATATATTTATAAGATAATAATTTAAAAAAAAAATCTTAATAAATATATAATAAATATGGAAAAAATCGCCAAATATATCGAAGAAGCCAGAAATATAAAACCTAACTCGATAAACGCTTATATAATTAATATTAAAAAAGTATATGAAGGGTTAACGGGTGACTATGATAACCCTAACGCACCAGAAGATTTAAATTTTTTAAAGGACGAAGAAGGGGTTATCGAGTGGTTACAGGATAAAGCACTCACCACCCAAAAAAATTATTTAACGGGCATAATAACGACATTAAATAGCATTCCCGACGGCGTGGGAGAATATACCGATTCTTTAAAATTTTATAGAAGTAAATTAGAAGAATACACAGAAAAATATAATAATATCATTGAAACAAATAAAAAAACAGAAAAACAGGCTGAAAATTGGAGCACTATAAAAGATTTAAAAAAAGTTCTAAATTCATATAAAAACGACTTATTAGAAAGGGGGGCGTTTTCTCAAAGTGAATTAACTAAAAAACAATTCGATATTTTACAAAAATACGTTATAGGCTCTTTATATGTATATGAAGATAACCCACCCGCCAGGCTTTCTTATGGTAGTATGAAAATTATTAATAATGAAGAATATAACGATTTAAAATACGAAGATTTAGCCGAACATAATTATATTATTAATAAATCGCGTAATAGTAAATTTTTTCACTTTGGAGACTATAAAACCTCTAAAAGCTACGGAATAAAAAAAATTCCAGTTGGTAAAAAACTTAATTCAATTTTGAATATTTGGTTTAAATATAATAAAAGCGATAACTTTTTAATAGATACTAGAGGGGGGATTATGACTTCTAATCAACTTTCTAAATATTTAAATAAAGTATTCGAACCCACTGGAAAAAAGATTTCGGCTAATATGTTAAGACATATTTTTATAAGTGAAAACTTTCCAGTCAAAACAGAATTAAAAAAAGCAATAATTGCCGATAGAATGTTTCATAGCGTTAAAACACAGAGTCAATATAGTAAAATATTATAATAGTTAATTTTTTGTAAAAATAATATATAATGAAGAACCCTTTTAAAAAAATACTTGAAAAAATTAAAAAATTAAGTTGTAGATTATCCTTTAGTATATGTCGTAGTAAATGTTCGGTTAATTTGGAAACAAAGGACAAAGACGACAACACCGAAGAAAATGAAGAAACAAAATAAGATATAATGGGTTGTTCCCGTTTGTAGCAAATCTTATTAAATAAATGTTACAAACGGGAACACACCTTAAAACCATCATAAAACTAAAAGGGAAACAATTAGAAAAAAATAAATAAAGACCATAATTTCCTTAACTTTTAATATATTTCTTTATAATTTTAAAAAAATCGTTCTTTTTTGTAGCATATAAATATTAGAGAAAATAGAAAACCTAGAGAAAATCATAAATCTAAAATAGAAAATAGTTTAAATTTATGAAATTAATTTTCTAACCTTAAATTATATGTTAGACTTAATTCCAATACCCGAAGAAATACAAGAAGATATTAAGGAAGACCTAGCCGTTTTAAATGAAGGTATAGAAGACCTTAAAGTCTCTCCATTTGTTAAGAAACCGACAAGAGCTAAAAAGGAAGTTTTTAAACCTCCGCCACCGCAAGAGCAAGAGGAGGCGGCTACGGAGAAGGATGAAGACGAGGACGAAGAGAAAGAAGAGACACCACCACCCAGAAAAAAAACAGCAAGAAAAAAAGAACTATCAGAAAAGCAAAAAGCACACTTAGCAAAAATGAGACAAAAGAAAATAGATAAAGCAAACGGAAATTTAATAGACAAAGGAGGACAAGGAATAATTGAAAAAAACCCTCAGGAATTGGAATATATGGAGGCTAAAGAGTTCGATAAGTGGCTCTCAAATATGGAAAAATTCGAAAAATTAATTATTAAAAAAAGAAATGCGGAAGCAAAGCAAAGAGCCATAGAAGAAAAGAAGGAAGCCGAATTAGAAGCGAAAATTCGTAAAAAAATAGCATTAGAAAATAAACAAAAACAAGGAATACGAGAACCAGCCCCACAAGCCCCGCAAATTTTACAACAACCACAAAGCGGAGATTTTGGAGAATACGGAAATATGTTTGGGTATTAATTAAAATAAAACAAACATTTTTAAAATCCTAATATAATTTATATATTATGAGTGATTTATATGGAAGCGAATCAGAGCGAATTAATTCACTAATTAGCAGTAATAAGCAATTACAATTAGACAACTTGGGAACTATGCTAAACGAAGAACAACAGCAAAATTTAGCAGGTTGGAAAGAAAAAGCCGACGAATACGCCCATAAATATTCCGCATTGGCAGAAGGCGGCGGGGCAGAATTGGCGGGGGCGTTAGGATTGGAAGGAGCATTTAAAACGGCTAAAAAATTAAAAGGTTTATATGATAACGTTCAGGAAAGGAAATCAGCAATACAAAGAAGACAACAAGCACAAAAAGAAAGCAATTTAAAAGAAGAAAGCAATTTAAACGACGACCCCGAGGGATTCCCAACAGCAGAAGAAGCACAGAGCGAAACGACCCAACTAAGAAATAGTTTATCTGAAAGATTTAGCACACAATCACAACCGAAAGATATATTTTCTAATCCTCAAGAATTGGAAACACCCGAAGCACAAGCTGAACTTTTTGGAAGCAGACCACCACCCGCTAGAGCAGCACCACGCCCAGAGGTGCCACCCGACGAAGATATAAGCGAAATACAACCAGCGGAAGAACCAGGGGCGACTTTTTCTACCCAGATTTCTTCAGCAGTAGACACCCAAACGGCTTTAAGCCGAACTGTTTCTTCTCAAAATATAGGAGAATCAACCGTTAGAACTAATAATTTTCCTAGCGATAACACACTTAAGGGGAGAGAATTCGCAGACAGTGAAAGCGGAGGAGAAGTTCGAAGCTCTATAGTTATAAGCGATGACCCGAATATAAACCCCTTCGCTATTACCGCTACGAAACCTTTAGAAACACAAGAGGCAGAACAATCGGGCAATAGTTCATTAGAACAAGGAGGGAAAGTTTTAGACAAATCAGTAAACACGGCACAAGAAACTTTAAACGATGGAAAAAGTTTTTTACAAAATACCGTTAGTAATTTACAAGCAAGAGGACAAAGCATAAGAGAAGGTTTTCAAAATGTTAAAAACACGGTTTCAAGTGTAGGAGATGAAGTAGGGCAACAAGTGGGAGAAACTGCGGCAAATGTAGGAGCAAAAGTAGGAGCGGAAGCAGGGGCGGACGTGGGGGCAGATTTGGCAGGAATGGCAACAGGCGACGCAATTTTAGGAGGTATTCCTTTATTAGGTGAGGCTGCTCTCGGTATTTCGGGCTTAGTAAGTATAGGAGAAGGTTTATATCATTTATTCCACCATTCCTCTAAACCACCTCCGCCCCCAAAATTGCCCCAAGTTCATCTAGCCGCAAGTAATCCTTCAGCGGGATTAACTCAAAAATTTAGTATGTCTTTACCTTCCTTAGATAGTTCCGCCGAGCCTTCAGCGTCTACGATGTCTTTTTAATTAAATAAAAAAAAAAATTGATTTATGCGGAAAACTTTCTTTTATTATTATAATATGTATAATATTACACCCCCTGAGGGAATGAACGAGGGCTTATACCTTGAAGCAATGAATCAATTAAAAGAACTTAACGATAAAAGAGAAGAAGAAAATAAAAAACATAAAAACGAATTATTAGCATTAAAAAAAGAATTAATTTCTGCTTATGGAATAGTAAGAGTATTAGATACATTATACGAAAATAGCTTTTCAAATGATGAACCAGCCATAGAAGTAAAAATTATTATAGAAACGTTAAGAGAATATCTTTCTCAATTTGTCGAAGAAAACATTTTACGCCACGAATAATTTAATTTAATAAAATAATGTATACATTAATTAAGTATGTAGAATTTTTAGTTTTTTGGTTGTCCCTCTGTTTTTAGTTTTTATCATTTGCTTAACCGCAAATAAAACCCGTAACTTTTTCTATTTTTATGATAATTTTTCACAATAACTTATTATTATATTAAAAATTAATAAAATAAATAAAATATTGAAAAAAAAATATATAAAGTAATTATATAAATATGTTTAAAGCGAATGCCCCTTCCGTATATGTTCCTTCGAAATCTGTCGCTATAAAGCCCGATGTGGTTAGCGATGCTGTAGGAAACGACCAGATAAGAATAAATATTCCTTCTTTTATTGGTTTCTGTGACCCTAACCAAACTTATTTAAAATTTAATTTAAAAATGAAAAATGTTAGAGGGCAACTAGTCCCAGACAAAAACGCAGGAGGACACGCATTACTAAGAAACGTTCAATATAGAGACGGAAACAACTCGACAAACCTCGAAATTAATGAAGATTATAACGCAAATTATGCTATGTTATCAAATTATACCGCACAAGATGGAATTAACCATAAGCGGGAACTTTTCGCTGGTAAAATGTCGCATTTAGGAGCAAATCAAAATAGTGCCACCTTATATTATGAGCAGTTGCCGTTTTTAGGTGGCTCTAATACTAATCCCGATACAGTAGAGAGAACAGTAAAAAATCCGACTTTACAATTTCAACTTAACAGCGGAATTTTTAAACAAGGAAAAATTCTTCCTGTTTCGGCTATGAATGGTTTAAAAATAACAATTGATACCGAAGATATTAATCGGGCTTTTATGTATCTAGACCGATTCGGGGATAAAGAAACATCATTTACAAATAAAATTAAGTCAACTACAGCTAAAGCAGTCGGTGACGACCAGAGAACAGCGGCGGCAAATGGTCGATTTTTTACTATGGAAACCGACGCTCCAGTTTCTGATAATCCTTTCGCTATTGGTGATTCTCTTTTCGTTAGTGACGATGCCGCAGGAAATGGAAACGAAGAACTTTTAGGCTTTGTTAATGGATTTTTCCCAGCAGGAGGCGGCGGGAATGTGGGTATTGCTTATACTCCTGACCGAAATTTAGCCGCAGGATTGGGAATAATTCACGCTGCGGGCTCTTTAGTATATACCAAATTCGAAGAAAGAATGACCGCCCATACTGTTTTCGGGACGAATGACGCTGGAAATTCTAAAAGCCGAGTTATTGAAGCCCCTTCTTATGCTATGAACGATATAGAAATGTTAGTCCAATCGGTGAGCCCTCCTGAAGCATACGCTAACGGAATTTTAAAGGCTTCTCAATCATCGGGAGGTATACAATTCGATTTTTTAACTTATGAACTATACAGACACAACCAGAGCAACACTACGGGATTACTACAAGCACAAATTCCAACAATGGCTAAAAGAGCTAAAGCGGTTTTCGTTCATCCTATAGTAGCGGCAAATAATAGAAACGCCTCCGTTAGTTCTCTGGTAGGTGTTCCAGATAATGCCCGAAATTATGAATTCGTCCACGGAACGAAGCATTTTCCTTCCCGTTTAGTTCCTTTAAGTCGTTACTCGGCGGCAGTAGGAGCAACCGACCAACTAAGGAACGAAGCATTACATACGAGCGAATTACAAAAAGCTATAGTTAACGTAGGAGAAAAAGTTCATAGTCTTCAAAAAATAGGAAATCATTTTTGTATAGCCAGAAGTTTAAGCAAATACGGAGGAACTATGGATTTAAGCGAAGAGACATTAAGCATTAGAATAGATTACGATTCAGGAGTAAACGTTAAACTTTATAATAATTATGTCTACTGCTTACGCCGTGTTATGATTAAAGGGGGACAAGTGGAAGCCTCTAACCAAGTCGAAGCCTCTCAGCCTTCTCAATCATTAGAAGGAAATTAAATTACTTTACTTTTTTCTTTTTCTTTTTCTTTTATGTGTTCTCATTTGTAATAATTATATTTAATAGTTTCTTACAAATGGGAACATTTTTATATTTTTGACTTAACTTTTTTTTAAAAAGTTACAAATGGGAACATTTTTAAAAATAATAAAAAAATATAAAATAAAAAATATATTACTTATATTATATAAATATGAGTTCTCCGAATATTGTTAACGTGGAAAAATTCGAAGTTCTTCCTTCAAATCAACCGAGCGATAATACATACTCTTTTAGAGGGGGTAACCCTATTATTACTTTGACTATTCCTAGCCAAGCTAAATTTTTAAGACCGAGTTCAGTTAAAATTAATGGAGTTTTGAGGGTTCAAACCTCAGCGGGTGTTTTAAGCAATAGTAATAACTTAAAAACTGGGGGGACGGCTACTAAAATTCAACTTAGCGACCGTGTCGGGGTTCATTCAGTTCTACAGAATGTCGTTTTATCTAGTGAAGCCACCAATCAGTCATTAGAAAGTATTAGACAATACGGGCGACTAGTTTCTAGTATTTTAAGTTCTACACATAGCAGCGACGATTATATGAGCGAAAAATCGGTGGTTGCCTTGTGTAATAGCGTTCAATCATCAAACGATAATTTATACTCGAATGAAACTTCTTTCAGCGTTCCTCTATATTGTGGTTTACTTCAAGGAGGAAACCCTATTCCACTTTCTGCTAATGGTATTAACGGTCTTACGATTAATTTAGAATTGGCAAGCGACCAGCAAGTATTAAAAGGAGCAAACGCCGCAGACGGTGGAGGGGCTTTTTATCAGTTGAAAGATATTTCTTTATCTGGAGATTTACTAGTTCCAGATGATGCGGGAGTTCAGGCTTTAAGCGTTCCTGGTAGTGGGGCTTTTCAGTATAACTCTTATTCTTCGTTATATTCTGTTATTAATTCTGGAGATGCTACCCAAACTTATAATTTATCTAATTCGAACGTTTTGGCTATTACCCATAATTTTCTTCCAGTTTCACATTCTAACACATACGCACAGGACGCTTTTACTAATGGAGAATTATTAAATACTAACGCAGGAGGCACTACTTATAACGAAGCCGTAGTTTTAAAAAAAGTTTCTTTTAGTAGAGGCGGAGTTAAATTGGGTTTAGATTATGAAATGGACGTAGAAACAAATTCCACAGAAGGAAGACCCGAGACACAAGTCAATTTAGAATATTTAAACGCATTTAAGCCCGAAAAATCACTTACAAGGCTTCTTAATCAAAATCAGCTTTTAGGATATGGTGGAACGGATATTCTTCCCTACAGTGACGAATCAGGACCAGTTAATCAAAACGATAATAATCGTTTAGGCGTTATAACCACAGATTCAAACGTAAGAAATTTCGGCGTCGGTTTGGCTCTTGATAGGGTTAGCGACGTAGGAGTAAATTTTAAAGGTCAGTCTTATTCCACTAGAATTCAGTCTTCTTTAGATGGTAAAAGCCCGAATGCCGTATATTCATACGTAAAAGCTAAAAATGTTCTCCAATATTCGCCGAATGGCGTTATGGTTATGAACTAAAAAAAATAATAAAAATAAATTATAAAATAAAAAATATATATTACTAATATATAAATAAATATGAATAAGCTCCCAGATATTTTAAAAGTTGGAACTTTACAATCTGCCGAAAATATGGAAGTTCGGACTGAAGTTCTTGACCCTATTAGCTCTTCTAATAGTGAAATAGTTTTTCAAATTCCTAAAAATGGCATATTAGATGGTGGTTCTTTTGTTTCTTTGGCGGTTAAAGTTTCCGCAGGTGTTAACGATGCCTTTTTACCTGTTCGAACAGGTATACACGGTCTAATAAAATCAGTTCAATTAATGAGCGGTTCGAAGGTAATCGCTTCTAATGATGATTACGCACACTATGCGACAATGGTCCGACAATTCGAAACACCCGAGCACCGAGCATTCGTGGATATGGTAAAAACTGGAGCGTGTTTAGATAGATGGGGGGTTCTTAATACTAATTCGGGACACTTAGCACCCAAAGATTTAAAATACACGAATCAATCTGACGACAATACGGGAAGATGTGGCGTTCCGCAATTTATTAAACCGACTGATAGCGACAGCTCGACTCCCGTCTTTTGTGTTCCTCTTTCTCATTTAGTCCCATTTATGAGAAGTCGGCAGCTTCCGTTATTCGCAATGAAAGAAAATCTCTTTTTAAGATTACAGTTAAACACCCAAACCCAAAGGACGGACGGAACTCTATGCTGTTTCGCTGAAGGTTCTACTAGTTCGGGGGTAGTTGTTCCTTCATTTACTAATATAAAATTTTATAGCGACCATTTATATTATACTGATGGGTCTATGGCACAAACACAAAAAGCCATATTTTCAGAACAAGGTTTAAGCTATTTATATGAAGATATGATTACAACAAATGCCCAAATCCCAGCGACTGGAGCAGTCGCTCAGGGTTCAGTCATAGAACAAAAAATCGAAAGAGATTTAGCAGTATCTGGGCGAACTGTTCGTTCTATAATGATAGCTGAAAAAAACGTTAACGAAACTCATAATATATTAGGAAATTATTTTAGCGACTGTCGAGAGACTAACGATACTCTAAATTTTCGTATTAATGAGAATAGACTTTACGACCGAGACTTAGAAAAACCTTCTCATAAGTGGAACGAATTATCCGCAGTAATGAATAAGCCTTTACAGAATCCTAACCAATTTTATAGCTTTGATACAGATTCAGATAAAAGCGCAGTAGATAACCAATTAAATCAAAATTCGGTTTACGTTGGAGGAATCGAAGGACACGTTCTCCCCGCTACTGATAACACAGCCGCAACAAATGAACTTAGAGGAAAAGCCCATTACGTAGGATACGACGCAACCACAAGCGGATTTAATGTTCTAGGCAATGGAAAAAAAATAGGGGTAAAGCCTGTTATAATTCAAAAAACATTAAAGAGAACTCATAACAATAACGGAGCCCGAGAAATGCGAATCTTTGCCAATGTGGAAAGGGTAATAAACATCAAAAACGGAGAAGTGGTAGTTTCAGCTTAGATTATTTCTTTAATTTTTCTTTTAATTTTTTGTGTTCTCATTTGTAACTAACTTTTTAGAAAAAAGTTAAGTCAAAAAAATAAAAGTGTTCCCATTTGTAACAAATTTTAAATATATATAATTACAAATGAGAACACAATTAAAAAAAAATTTACTTAGTATATATTAAAATGAGTAAATACTTATTATTAGAATGTAATCGAATCAGGGCAACAAATAACCAACTTAAAAACGATAAAGACGACAAATTTAAAAATACCTGGACTAATCAAATTTCGAGCTCAGGTATTGTAATTAATAGAGGAGATAATATTTCAGTAGAGGAAACTATAATTAATTCTCGTGGAGCTAGCGACGACGTAATGGAATTTAGAGGAACTAAAAACGAAGTAGGATTCATAGATAATAAAGTAAGATTATCATATTCTTTTTATATTAACTATTCCGCTATGAATACCGCAAAATTACCTTTATTTAATCATAGAACTTATAGAGGAAACTCCCGAGACGCTGCTAATATATCTACGTTAACGCCTAATAAAGAAGATGATTCTCAAGACGAAGATAGAAATAACGGTTCAGTAGGGACTTTTACTAACGACTCATATTTAGAACATTATTCTAAAAGAAGTATAGGAGAAACTTTTTTTTATCCTGAAGCGGCAGCAGATATTTTAAACCCTGATTATACAGGAACAGACGCATATTCGGGAATGACTGATAGCTCGATGGTTTCAGGTGGTTTTTTATTTCGCTTAGATGAATTCGTAAAAGGCGGTTCTAATCCACCTACGGCAGGACACCCCGCAAACGTTAACGACGGATACAAAGAAAATTTTATTTATAATACTTCTATTAGCGACGTTATAGCAGGACAGCCAACACCAGGGGGAACAGGACTTCAAATAAAAGTAATTTCCGTAACTAGTGTCGGAGAAATATACGGCATTATAGATAAGTTCGAAATTTTTAATATAGGTAGCGGTTATTCAGTAGCCGAGTTTAATACAACTCAAGCTAAAATTCAATTGGAAAACCCAACTATAGGGGCGGCATTTGTAGGAACAAAACAGAAATTTAAACTTATAGCTTATCCTACTGGCTCATATAGACAAAGTAATATAGAGGGGTTCGACGGTTCAAGATATTATTTTACTAATATGAAATTTTCGGGCTTTTGTAATAGTAGCGAATATATAGACCATCGAGACGAAACCCCCGCTTTTGATTTAGATGATTATTCCTCTTTATATACCAAAAGATTAAGGAATATTGATTTAGAAATTCCAGAAGGTTTTTCTACTCCTGATAATGTAGCCGACATTTTAACCGACCAATTACACAACCCGAACAAAATTTCAAACGAGAACAATAACGCCCCTTATTTAAACTATAAAAATTTTAATTCGGCACATTTAAACAGAGAAGGGGCATTTAATACCGATTTTTCTCCCGTTGTTATTGATACTCCTACTTATACGCCTACGCCTTGTAATGGTTCATTATCTGGAAATCGAGGCGGCGATTTAAACACGTTTTCACAAATTCGAAAGCGTTTTTATTCTATGGTAGCGTGGAAAGAACCCGAAAGAATTGAAGGACTTAATTTTTTTAATTCGGGTTATGTTAAACAACCACTTTTTATAAACGATAAAGCAATAATGACGGGCAGGACTACAACAAATAATTATTCGGGAAATGTTGGAAATTTAGGGGATTTTGGAAACGCTGAATGCGGAGAATTTGGAAACCACGTCGTATTATTAAACACTATAAAAAATACTGATTTTCAAGACATAAACAACAAAGGAACAAGCAATACCGCCAAACTATTAAAACATACTTTAATAATTACAAATTTAAAATATACTAAAACGAATTTATTTTGGATAGGAAAGGGTTTTAAAAAAGCCGAAAAATACATAGGAAATTTAAACAACGTGGCAGACTCAACAACCCAAGATTATAAAAATAAATTAGGAGTATTTTTAGATATTGGAATGTATGACGACGAATTAAGCTCACAAGGCACAAGACCAAAAGATAGCAATGGAAATTTCGCAATAAATACAAAAATGAAATTTTGTACATATTTAGAGGCTCAGCAATACACAGCATTAGAAAAACCTACAGACCATAACACAGAAACCAATCAGCAGATAGAATTAAACGCATATCAACCAAATTTTAATAACGTTAAAAATAACGGTCAAGAACTCGGGGGAATTTGGATTAAAAGTAGATTTCAAGAGGGATTTAAATTTAATCCAGCCGATACAGATGGAAAAATGGATTTAAATAACTATATAGGAGATTATGTAGATTTTAGAAATACAATTGACCAAGAAACAGGATTCGCCCCCGACGCTTCTTTTTTCGATATGGATTTAGCTTCGGGTGTTCCAGGCTTTGAAGATATTACTTTCGAAAGTTTTTTTAATTCTACATATAATACAGATGAAATAAACTTTCCAGGATTAAAGGAATATAAGGACTATATCCAGTTATCCATAGATAACGACGTAGCAGCGATTCCTATTTTCGCAAGACACCAAGGAAATAATAGTTTCGTTATTGGAGATTTAAAAGACAACACGCCCTTTATAGCTTTCGTTTCATCATTTGAAATAAACAACCATAACCCCGAATTATTTGACCCAGTAGGAGGAACAGATAATCCCGCGAATAAATGGCGATTAGATACTAATAATTGTGTTTTTGGAACTAAAATCGGCTTAGATAAATCATTCACTAGAAACGACGCGGTTCAAATATACAACCCACAATTTAATATTAAAAACGAAGAATTATTCGGGGGGTATACTGACGGTATAAACTATATTAATTATATGTATTTAGGGGCAGTTAATCCCAGTATTAATTTTAATCCTAGTTTTTCTCGGTTTGAAATTCAGGGATTAAATACTCCTATAGCCGCAGGGAATGGTTTATTAACTGACCTCCCCCAAGATTTTCAAGCCAACGAAAGCCCAGAAAGTTTAAATATTCAAATTAACAGAAAAGGGGGAATAATTACAGCACAACAAAAAAATATAGGAACGGTTACATCTGGAACTTTTAGCCCTTTACAGATAACAAACTTCGAACTTTTACAAAAACAAGGAAGTATTTTAGATAGTCAAAGCGGCATTAGTATAGAATCGATATCTTTATTTGATGAAACTGGAAATCTTACAGAATTAAATAATACTGATTATACAAATTTTAATTATTGTATGCTGGATAAAATGGGATTTGAATTAAATCAATTATTACCCTTAATAGGTTCTTCAAATGCTTTTTTTACTAACCCTTTTATATATCAAAATCAAACCGAAACATATTTACAAACATACGGAAATATAATTAAACCAGTAACGACGGGGGCTTATATAAGTAGTAGCGAAGTTCAAACTTTAAGCTTAAATGAGAATAACGCTCCTACTTTTGATTTAGGGGGAGACAGTTTAAGACAAACATCGACAGACATTACACAGGGGGCAATAACTGCTTTTAAATTACCTTCGAAATTAGATATTCCTTACTTAGTAATATATTCTTCAATTCTTAGCGGTGGAGTTGATACTCAATATATAGGGGGCAGTGATGGATTTTCTAAAATTCCAGCTATAGCGTATTTAACACGCGAGAATAATCAGAGCGATTATTTTTACAGCCCTTCGGGACAGTTTAATTTTACAGCTACTAAGGACTTTACTATAACAGATATAGAAACATCTATTAGATTACCAGATGGGGGGCGACCAAAACTAGAAGCACATTCCGCAGTAATTTATAAGATAACTAAACCTATATTAAGTTTACCGCAGCAAATTTCACAGAGCCCAAAAAATGAAACGGAAAAGAAAAATAAATATTATAAAAGAAGAGAATAAAGGAATATTCCCAGAAAATGAAAATAATAATAAAATATAATAATAAAAATATGGTTGAAATAAATTTAGAAGATGATAAAAAAGAAAAGAAAAAAATAAAAGAAAAAGAAAAAAAAAAATTTAAATATCAAGACCCAGAATATAAAAATTTACAGCGAGAATATAGAAAAAAATATTACCAACATAATAAAAATAAAATTTCCAACTATCAAAAAAATTATTATTATAAAAAAATGGGATACGACCACCGAAAGATTTTAAACTGGAAAGGATTAAAAGTAAAAGGCTTAGTAATTGATAGGGGTTCTTTCGTTGTAATATTTGATTAGTATAAAATCAAAAATAAAAAAATATCTTTATAATATATAAATATGGCTAGTAATTGGATAGAACACGTTAAAAAAGTCGCATCTTCTAAAAAGATTACATATAAAGAAGCTTTGAAAGTGGCAGGGGCTACTTATACCAAAATGGAGAAACCGAAAAAAGCAACCAAAGCAAAAAAAGAAAAAGAAGAAACTCCAAAAAAAGAAGATGATTTAAAGGCTTAGTCGACTTCATCTTCAGGTTTTTTAATCCATTTTCCCTCGCTGTCTTTTTTATATTCTGTATGTTCTTTAAATTTTTGAATTGTTAGACATTTATCTAAAATATCTAAAATTATTTTCCTATCATATATTCTCATTAATTTAGAAATACGGTCACAATCTCCGCAAAGTTTATTAATAATAATCCATTCTTCACGACATAGAGGACAAACAAGCATTTTTTATAATATTAGAATATATATTTTTTTAAATTTTCTATATTAATATTTTTTCTCCCTCTACGTAGTCTTCGTCGTATTCTTGGTCGTAATGTTGGTTCATTCTATCTCGACAATATTTAAAAGTAGGGTTGTATTTACATTTTAAAAACCAGTTAGCAATTTTTAAAGATGCTACTTTCTCTCTGGCTAAAGTAATAGCACACTCTCGACAGTAGGGTAAATCATCTATTTCGAATAATTCTTCAGGTTCAAACCACCCGCACCCCGATTCACATTCGCACACCCCCTCGCATAGCATACCGTAAGTATATTCTCTCCTATAGTTTGGATTTTCTAGCCTATAGTAAAGGTTTTCATTTTGCGACATATATATTTTTTGTTTATTTCCTCCATAACCATAAGTTAATAGATGCCAACAGGTTTTAGTTTTATTTTTTCTACATTTTTTTAAAAGTTGGTTATATATATCCTTTGGAACTCCTCTTAGATTAATTTCCATATCGTTATAGCGAATAAGATTAACGATTTCGTTGGGTGCGGGGTAAAGTGTAGAAGGCATTTTAGCTTATACTGTATCAAATAGATATATCTTTAAGTAGTTTTAATTAAACATTATATCTTATTTTTAATCAAAATCAATTTTTTTTTTTCATTTTTTTAAATCTGATCTAATCCTAGCTAAATTAAAATGTGTTCTCATTTGTAGAAAATTAAATAAATATAATAATTACAAATGAGAACAGGGGGGG